AGAGACCATGAATTCGAATACCTATTATGTGTGATTTTTGCTATAGGTTCTTCTACTCTGCCATCACTCCATATTAGTTGCCTAATTTCAAAGATAATTACTGAGTCGTCCTCGATACGATACTGTAAATCTAATTCATCCCTTAGGTGCTCTGCTGGGCGGCGTTTTTCCATGAAAAATTCCATACACCGTCTAATATTTGCTATCTCAATATTGCTAAACGCCATATTTCCTCCTAAAACGTGTCGTCAGGCCATTGCGTTAGCCGTGGAATTTATAAGTAATAGACTGGCTAACTAGCACCTTAGCGCATATATAAAGCCCATTAATAGCATCTTCGTCTAGATACCAAGTTTCATATCTAGGGTTGTCAGATATAACTGCTAGGCGCTTATACTGTTTCTGCAATCGCTTTATGTAGAGCTGGTTATCCAATACGAACACATAAATCCCATCACCATCAAAAAAGTTTGTGGTTATATCTACGAATATCTGATCCCTAGGTTCGAACGTTTCAGCCATCGAATCACCTTTTACAGTGATCATCTTTATCGTATTTGAAGGTCTTCCACCGAATAATCTTTTTGCTTCATCCGCTGAATACTCAATAGCCGTGATAGTCTCGATAAAATCATCGATAACCATCACGCCAGCACCTGCACTCGCTTCTACGTCTAGTATTTCAACCTTATAAGCATTACTAATACCACCGCCTTCATCCGAGTGCGTACCAGTACTTATGTTGCTGACTTCCGAACTATGGATAACAGGAATAGTTGGCTCCTCGCCATTACCAGACGACAACCATTCAGGAGAGACCCTCAGAACTTTAGCTATTTCTATTAATTTTGTTGAATTTTGTGCATTTCCAACCTCAATCTTTTGAATTGCAGCCTGTGATATACCAACAGCCTCGCCTAGTTCTTTTTGAGATAAGCCCGACAATTTACGAGCTTTTTTTAATCGTTGTGCAAGAGTAGTTTTCATAGTCTTAAATATACAACCGCAGTTGTTGGCATTCAAACAAATATAGTTGTTGATTAAAAACAACTAAGGTTTTATTATATGTAAAATAAACAACGGAGGTTTTTTATGAACGAAGCAATTAAAACCGCCATTGATATTGTAGGGACACAAAAAAAACTAGGTGAAGCATGTGGCATAACACAGCAAGCAGTTTTTAAGTGGCTACATAACAAGGCAAAAGTATCGCCTGAACATATCCCATTAATTGTTAAGGCTACAAATGGTCAAGTTAAAGGGAAAGACATACGCCCAGACTTACCGCACTTATGGGATTTAGGGAAACAATACTGGTAACACCATCGCTCTTTAATAATCAAGCCCAAAACTCCTGCATCAGGAGTAATACACACTCACAGGATCGTGAGTAACGGACTAACTGTATCTAAAAGGACTATAGACTATGGAACATGCAAAAAATATCAAAGTAGAGTGTTCATCAAACGAATTGATGACGTTTTACATTCAACAAATGTATTCAGTCGGTAATAACGGACTCGCTAAGGCGCTTGGAATACACCCATCAAAATCCAGTCGAGATAAAGCCCGAATATTCGATTTAGCTTGCCAGTTGGTGAGTAAGTTCGGATTACCCCCTGACTCTGTAAATATCAGTGATAAGCCAACGAAAGTTGTTCTTGAAGGTGATTATGCAGAAAGGGTTATTCAGGCTCTTGAAGGAAAGGGAAAGATTAAAAGAAAAGCCCCAACTGCTGGAACAGATGAGGCTCAGATCAGTTTAAACATTTAATTTTATTTACCCATTAATACTGGACGAATAATCAGTATTAGTCAAGTAATTTGATTACTCATAGATAAGCTCATTAATAAAAATTTAATGGGCTTTAATTTCATGAGGTTAAAAAAGAATATGGATAATTATGAGTATAACGTCAATATTTTAATGCCAAATTGTTATTTTGAACAAGATGAGAAATGGATTAAGGAAATGTTATTGAGGCTAAGGCCATCGATAAGAGCAAAGGTATCGGTTAAATATTCTGAAGTTTATCAAGAGCATTTCGACGATGAACCTATATCTTACAAAAAAATAAATGCTGGTAGAAAGGCTGCAAATACACGGTTAAGAAACTTTGTAAAAAACTACTCTTCCTACCTCGATGGATATGTTTCCGAACCGAGAGTTTTTCAACAAGGCACTGGCCAGAGAAACCAACCCTCTCAAGGTGTCGCCTGAATCACCGAATTTAATACAAACCTATGGCCTGTTCCTTGGAAAGTGTAGCAATGCTGATACAAGGCACTATTCATAAGTACATGATTTAAAAGCCAAAAAAAAAGAAAATTCGAGTTCTAACTTGACCCCTATAAGGATAAGGAAGGGACAACTTGGAAATTTCTTAAAAATCAAATAGTTAAATGACATCAAAACGACAGGATCTGTCTCCTAAACGGACAAGTTCTGTCTCTTTTGCAAAAAATGGACTATCACAAAATGAGAATATGGTCAAGAGTTTTTTACGCACGAGAGTTTTACAAGCGTTTGTCAAAAGTATCCCCTACCGCCACTGAGCTATACGGGCTAATCACTGACAGTTGCGACTGGAAATATGGACGGTATGTAGCGACGAGGGCTGAGGTAGCTGAGATCCTCAACGTGAGCGAGAGAAGCATTCAGAGAGCCAACAAAGAGCTTGAGGCGGTAGGGTTAATCAAGTTTAAGCGTGGCATATACGCAATAAACCCAGAGTTTAACTGGGGGGGGAGGAGTTGGAATATATCGAAATCCTGTTACTACACGATGGACAGGAAAGGTGCTCAAGTTATTGATTTTAATGACGCAGCAGAAGCCATTAACTCAAAAAAACTTGAGGAAATAGCCCGAAAAACCTTGAGGGAGGTAAACGGGCGTAACGCAAAAAGGAATTAATCATGCTCAGTATAACGCCAAAAGCTAAGCAAGTCACTGCACTGGATATGCTCAGGAAGAACTGGAATCAACACCGAACGATGTTACTTTCTGCAAGTGTTGGATTTGGTAAAACCGCGATAGCCGCATTCGTGGCTGACGGTTTAGTTTCTAGGGGAATGAGGGTCATGTTTGTCGCCCCCTACACAGTGCTGATTGAACAGACTGCAACACGGTTTGTTGAGTACGGACTGCCAGTCGATGAGATTAGTTACTTGTGGCGCGACCACCCACTGTATGACCCCAGCAAGTTGATTCAAATTGCATCTGCAGACACGTTAATTCGCCGCAAATTCCCTGACAACATTGATTTACTCATCATCGATGAAGCCCACATGAAGCGAAAAAAAATACTCGAAATTATCCGAGATACGGATATTCGTGTAGTTGGGTTATCGGGGACACCCTTTGCTAGTTGGATGGGCGAATACTACGAAACATTGATTAAACCAACGACGATGAAGGAGTTAATCGAAATTGGTGATTTGAGTCCTTATGAATTTTACGCGCCAGATAATCCCGATGTTAGCGGTGTAAAAACATCAAAACTATCGGCATTTGGCAATGACTACAACGAGGAGCAGTTAGCCAAAATCATGGGCGATTCTGATTTAGTCGGGAATATCGTCAAATTTTGGTTAGAACATGGCGAGGACAGGTCAACAGTTTGCTTTTGCGTCAATGTCAGCCATGCAAACTACGTCACGATGGAATTTAACCGAGCGGGGATCAACGCTGAGGTGATGACCGCAGAGACGCCACACGATGAACGGCAGTTGATTATTAACCGTTTTGAGAGTGGGTCTACAAAAATCATCGTTAACGTTGGTGTTTTGGTTGCAGGGTTCGATAGTGACGTTCGCTGCATCATCTACGCGAGGCCAACAAAATCGGAAATCCGCTGGGTCCAGTGTCTTGGTAGGGGATTGAGAACAGCAAAAGGGAAAGACAAGTGTCTCATATTCGACCATTCAGGATCAGTTCACTTGTTGGGATTTCCTGATGAAATTGAATACGACGACCTGCAAAACAAAAACGATGGCATGAAAACCCAAAGCAGCTACCGAGATCAGGTCAAGGCAGAGAAAAAACCGAAGGAATGCCCATCTTGTCACTACATGAAGCCGGCAGGTGTTTACGTTTGCCCTAAATGTGGGTTTAAACCACTCGCTGGGGAAAATGTTCAAGTCGATGAAACGCGAGAACTCAAAAAACTGAAAGCAGGTGAACAGATATTTACCAAGGAGCAAAAACAAAGTTGGTGGTCACAAATCAAGTTTTATCAAAAACAGCGTGAGATATCAGGCAAGCCTATTTCTGATGGTTGGTGCGCCCACACGTACAAGAAAAAATTCGGGGTATGGCCTCGTGGATTACATGATACACCGCAAGAGATAACTCCCGAAGTTAGTAATTATATTCGTTCAAAAAATATCGCTTTTGCAAAGATGCAAGCGAAGAAAAATACAAAAGAGGTAAAACCGAAAACAGAGGCTGAAAAAATAGCATCAGCAAGGTCACACTTGGAAGATATACGGGAAAAGCTCAGCTTAGGAGGTAATCGTGAAGACGGTAGAGGCAGTAATAGGTCGATGGCCTGAGATATTTGAGTATTACAAATTACCGCCAATCACAGGGAAAAAACACTATCAAGGGGAATGCCCTATATGCGGAAAGAAAGGAAAATTCAGGATAGATAATAAAAACGGTAAGGGAACTTGGATATGCTCATGTGGTGCTGGTGATGGCTGGAAACTACTGGAACTTACCCAGCAAAAAGATTTTAGAGTTTTAGCAAGTGAGATAGATCGGTTAATCGGAAACAGTTATTCAGGCCAAGTAGTACCGCACGCAAAATCAGATGTAAAAGCCATTCGTTCAAAAGTTATCGCAAGGTTCGCTTCACTAATCCCACTTAAAGATACATCAGCTCATAGATATTTGATGAGCAGAGGGATCAACGTTTTACCATCTCAGCACGTCAGATACAGTAACACACAACAAAATGGATTTACTTCGCTCTGGTCAATTGCAACAGATGATCGTGGTGCTGGCTGTTATCTGCATAGGACGTTCTTAGAGGGCGAAAAAAAAGCAAACTTTGAAGGGAATAAACGACTTACCAAGTTACAGGAAGATAACTATTTAGATTTTGCTGGCTCTATTGCAATTCGAATGACCCCAGTAGCATCAACGCTGGGGATCGCCGAGGGGATAGAAACGGCGCTTTCTTGTCAGCAAGTCTACGGCTGTAACACATGGTCAACGTTAAATGCCAATTTCATGCGGAGATTTAGAGCGCCGAAAGGCGTTAAGCATCTGATCATATTTGCAGACACTGACAGCAACGGAACAGGGCTAGCAGCTGCCTTTGAATGTGGCAATCGAAATATTCTAAGTAATAACGATGTTGAAAAAGTCAGCGTCCGATGGATTGACGGAACTGGCGATTTTAACGACATGCTAGTCAATGGGGCAAAAGTATTTCAACAAGAGTTATGGCGCAAGCAAGCAGCTTAACACGCAAGGGGATTTTTAGATGAATGAACACAGAAAGTTTATTTGAAAAATGTAAACGGCTCACAGAGGAAAACAGAGAGCTGAAAACAGACAGAATTATCTCAAGACAAAAAATATCAAACCTACGATTAGAAATTGAATCACTACAACGGGAACTAGAAATAAAAAATTTCGATGTTTCTTGCATCCCACCAATACCAATAACACCGGAAGTTAATGAATGGATTTCTGAATACAGAATGCCATGGGAAGTCTTTTACTGTGACAAATGTAAAAGTTGGTTTGCCGAGTTAGACACTTTATTCCCTTGGGGTATTGATAACAGTGGGTGCCAGTGTGATAAGCATGAGGATTTTTAGATGAAATGGCATCAGAAGGCACTCGTCAGGATATTTAGTAGCAACATTCTTACATTTCTATTTCAACTCATTGCTTGGTGTTCGGTATCGGTTTTAATCGCGATAGATAAATTAGGCGAGTTTAATCTTCATGTTTATCTAAGGGCATTACCAATAGTGATTATTCAGGCGTTAGTGATGACATGTCTATGCAGGTGGGTGTTTAAATTTTGTATGAAAAATATTGATATCAAAGGAGGCATCTAATGCAGGGAACTAATTGGGTTAAGTGTAGTGATTCATTACCTGAAGATAATAACGAAGTGCTGGTCTACTGTGACGACACTAAAGAAATGATGGTCGCGTATTTAGATGATGATGGATACTTTTGCTGGCTAAGCCAAGAAATACTTGGGACTCAGTTAATTTGCTACCCATCCCACTGGATGCCTATACCACCAATGCCAGAGGGTGAATGATGATTTACGATCTGAAACTACCGAACTGGGCAACGCTAAGTAATTGTCCGTTTTGTAATGCAAAGGCAGAGCTAGTAGCGGATGGCGAAGGCGTGTATGCAGGGTGTTCGGGTAGTGAATGCCGAATAAAGCCAATCACTCTGACTTATGCAACGAAGCGTGACGCCATAAGGGCGTGGAATTGGAGACCATAGGAGGCTAACTTGGAAGCAGATTTTCTCTTCCACGAATCAACCAAAAATACCGCATGGCAACACCTCAAAGAAGTTCTAGCAACAAACCAACCACACCGAATCATTATCAAGCCTTGTAAAAACAAGCGTTCGCTATCTCAGAATTCCACTTTTCATTTGTGGTGCGCAGAGATAAGCAAATACCTATGTAAGAACAATGCCAATTACACACCAGAAACCGTCAAGGAAATGCTTAAGCATACATTCCTAGGTTATGAGGTAGTTGATATGGTTGACGTTACTACACAGCTTACAGAGCGCGTAAGGACACTTCGAAAAACATCAAAGCTTGATACCGGTGAAATGTTTCACTTCATGGAGCAGGTAGAACGCTGGGCGGTAGGTATAGGTTGTTTCGTGACGATACCTGATAACAGTGAGTACATGAAATTGAAAAGGGAGCAGGACAAATAATTATGGCTAAGAGAAATAACGCATTAGAGAGCATGAAAAAGTGGATGGATGTCATTCCTCAATGTTTACAGCCACAAGGTAAGCAAATTGACAACGAAGAACCCAAAGAGAAGCCAGCAGCCAAGAAGCGGAGGGCGAGAAAGTGAGCGAAGAAAGAAACGGAATTTACCTCAGAATCGATGGTGATCAATATCGCCATATTTGGGTGGTTGGTGATATTCACGGATGCTTCAATCTATTAAAAAGGAATATGTATCGAATTGATTTTAATAAAGAAAAAGATTTATTGATTTCAGTTGGTGACCTAATAGATAGGGGGGATCAGAATGTCGAATGCCTAGACCTGATTAATGAAAAATGGTTTAGAGCGGTGCGTGGTAATCATGAGCAAATGGCTATTGATGCCTTGTTTAATGGTGGGGATGTCAATAACTGGCTATACAACGGTGGTAATTGGTTTTTTCTGCAAAATTATGAGGAAGAGATTTTATCCCGCGCCTGCTTAGCCAGAGCAGAGAAACTTCCCTTTATTATCGAAGTAAATACAGATGGAAAAAAGACAGTCATTGCACATGCTGATTATCCATCCGATGAATACGAGTTCGGCAAACCAGTAGATGAGCAGTATGTGATTTGGAGCCGTGAGCGCATTGGTGACGATAACGTCCGTGAGATTAAAGGTGCGGACCTATTTCTATTTGGTCACACACCAATGATTAAAGGTATCGAAAAGCGCGCTAATCAGGAATACATCGATACTGGGGCAGTGTTTGGTTATGGGCTAACTATGAGACAAATCAAATGAACTGCCAATCATGCAATAGACAGCTAACCGATGACGAGATTTATGTGTGTTCTCAGTGTGCTGATGAATACGCTCATTTGGAAGTGATGGATAAAATCAAAGGAGAGGGAGATGGCGAGGTATCGCAGTAAATATAAACACAAACATAAACATCCAAAGAAACCACAGAAGGAGCTTGAGCCAATGTTTAATGCCAATTTATTACGCTATGGAAAATTTGTCGCAATATGGTTTATCGCCATGTTAATTCTTGGAGTTATTTTAGGGTGATGTATGGCTAAGGCTAAAAAGCCGAAGCTCAAAACCTGTAAAGTCTGCAGTAAAGAATTCACTCCCTACCTATCTACCCAAAAAGTTTGTTCCACATCTTGTGCAATAAAATTCGCCTCAAATGAAATTAAACGGACCGAAGAAAAGGGCCGTAAAAAACGTTTATCTGAGGAAAGAAAAATATTGCGGGCCAGAAAGGAAAAGTTAAAGACAAAATCAGACTGGAACAAAGAGGCCCAAGCGGCAGTAAATAAATACATCTTTTGGCGAGACTATGGTCAGCCATGTATTGCTTGCGGTCGGCCCTTAAATTATGGGGTAAGAGGTGGGTCCGTAGATGCTAGTCATTACAGGTCAAGGGGTTCGGCAAGTCATTTAAGATTTAATTTACTCAATATTCACGCTGGCTGTGTTCACTGCAATAGGGACCTGTCAGGAAATCTCATTCCATATCGCATTAATCTCATCAATAAAATCGGCGAAGAGCGAGTAACTCGTTTAGAGCACGATAACACGGTCCGTAAATTCGACATCGAATATCTCAAGCGAATGAAATCAATATTCACTCGTAGGGCCCGTTGGTATGAGAAAAGGCGAAAGGATCAATATTCGGAGGTGGCTTAATGTTTACTGATATCCGTGCAACCATTGAAGAGGCTAGGTGGCTTAGGCAACAAACAAAGCATCATCATGTCGTCACTCAAAAAAGAAACGGCTTCTTATCGGTTAGGCAGGAGGTCGGCATGTCGAGAGAGGCATTACTCAGAAAGTCATTTAGCACACGCTACGACTGCCATAATCACACAGTATTACCGGAGGCGAGATGAGGGAGCGTAAGGTAGATATTTATAGGTATGTAGCAAACTCACCTCGAAAATCATATTTAGGCAAGGCAAGGAGGTTAACTCCATCACAAGATAGATGGGTAAGAGCAATCATATCTCTGTGGGCTGGAGAAATGAAAGATGATAGTTATCTTGGGTTGTCTTGTGGTTCTGGAAGTATCTGGCGATTTGTTACTGGGTGGTCAGGAGAAAACATGGAAAGATTTACCAAGGTGTTTGAACAACTAAAAAAGGAAGGATATACAGGAAAGGAGCTTGAAGAAAAAGCTCAGTTAATATTATTTCCTAAACAATCACTCAGCGACATGTTTCAGCGCGCCAACGATGTAGATGAAGCTGATTTTGTAGAGAAAGCAATTTTGAAAGCGTTCGACAAGTCCAATCCTGTTTATGTTGTCGCTACCGATTACTATCTTGGCAGAAATACGATGCAAACACTCGCAAATTACATTCAAAAACAAGTAGCACCTTGGCTTACCACTAAACAATGTATTGATCGTGTCCGTTGGTGCATTACATTATTTAATGCGAAGTTATATATGGTGCTACAAGATGAAATAGCGAGAGAACGCTCACAACTTGGAGTTGAATATAAAAATATTTCAAAAATCACTTGAAAATAAGTTATGAATGTGTATATTTAGTGTATGCTCGCTCGTAAAAGCAAAGAGCACTGAAAGCCTGATAGAGATATCGGGCTTTTTTATATCTAAAATCTAACAGCGCCCCTCATAGTCCCTACGCAGAACGGAGAAATCTGGTTTGCGATAC